GATTCCATCCTCACACTGAACGATGATTGGATTGTTCATGGTAGATGCAAATGTAGTTTTACCAATACCACCTTTACCATACAAGCAAATAATCGGTGGTTTCATTTTTGCTTTGGATAATACTTTATCTAATACACTCATTTTTTTCCCTCACTGTTATGCACTAAATGATGCAGTGCGTTTATTTTCTCATCTATGATTCCATTAAAAAAATCATGGACAATCCTTTGCAACTTGAGTGTTGCTGACACTTTGTTATACAAGGGTTCTATCACAGGCGTGATATCGCTCTCATACAGCGTGTGTTCTTCTTCACCTATGCTGTAGGACAACACAGGTTCTTTCTTTTCTTTAGCCATATTTCTCTCCTAGCTTAGTTTTATATTCATCACATTCTGGTTTAGCTGCACAAAATCTACAGTGATCTCCAGCAACCCGTTTTGGATTTTCTTCCTCACAAGCATCCGTTGCTTGTTTCAAATCTGTGTCTGCCCAATGCATTAGATTTGGAGAAGAAATTTCATGTGTCTTAATTGGGTTTTTTAATCTTGGTTGGACAATCGTCATTTCAATGGTTATATCCGCATCTTGATTTCCATATCTTATAAAAGCACCAACAGCATAAATTTTTAACTGTTTATTTTTAACAGCCTCAACAGGCCACTTGCCAGATTTAAGATCTATAACGCAGATACGATCTTCAGCAATTAAAATACAGTCAGCAGTACCAAAGCATTTATCAGATATTTCATCCATAAAGACTTTTTCTTCAATAACCATGGTAGCGTTCAGCTCTTCTTTTCTTTTAAAGATGTATTCAACATAAGTCTCAGCACATCTAATCATGTCTTCTGTTACTTCTATTTGGAAATCTTCTATTTCAACAACTTTGCCAAGCCAATACTCTTCTAAAGTAATATCTTTAAGTCTGCCCTTTAATAACATCTCACACATCTCATGGATCAATGTCCCGGTAGCTGCTGCGATGTTAACTGTATATTCTGCTGAATAATTCAGGTACGCACTTGCCGGGCACTCAAACCATCGGTCAGATGATGAAGGACTAAATATCGCGTGAGGCACTGTACAAAACCCTTGAACCTTTTTCAAAGTTCTCTACATCTTCCATGTCATAGAGGATTTTTCCTTCTATCTTGTAATATGTTGGGCCGACTTGTTTGCCACGCCAGTTTTCCAATGTTCTGGAACTTCTACCCCAGCGTTTAGCTAACTCTTTAGTGTCAATAAATTTTCTTTCGGTATGCATTTTTCTCCCTGCTTTGATTTACCTGTAGACTAATATACGCTTATCCACTATCATAATCAAGTATTTATTAATTTGGAGATGAAATATGAGTATAGATAATGTAACCCCAAACCAATGGGACAATGCAAAGAAAGATATGGTGGATCACCCGCCTCATTACAACGAGGGTGGCTTGGAGTGTATAGACTACATCAAGCAGCAATTAGGCGATCAGTTTCCATCCTATTTAGAAGGCTCAATAATTAAGTATATACACAGGCATAAGTACAAGGATGCAAACATCCAAGACTTAGAAAAAGCCAGGTGGTACTTAAATAGGTTAATAGAACATTACGAAAATTTATAACGAGGTATGGATATGAATTTAGGAGACTTTGACGATCCAATCCTTCAAGAAAGGAATGGTAGAAAACCTGTCTATATGGATAGAGTTTTAGTGTCTGACTTTATTAAATTTTGTCGTACAGCAAATAAAGATCCACATAGCGTTGCTGAATACCTATTAAAACTAGGTATTCACACCGCTAATAAGGATGATGTTTGTATAGATATTAATAACTTATAATTATCTATTAGCTACGATGCTATGAATGTGTTGGCTCACAACATTAGCGTTGCCTATCGCTTTCTCTTTATGGATATGTGCATATCTTTGAGTGGTCGCTACATCTGAGTGGCCCAATAGATTACCAACCTCTGATAAATTAACTTTCTCTAATGACCATGAGGCATACGAATGTCTGATGTCATGTAGTCTTGCATCCTCGCACCCAACCTCTTTGCGTATGACATCCCATACATATCTGGGTGAATCTATGTCAAAGATTCTCTCTCCCACGCGCTCACACTTGTCTAATATCTTTTGCACCCCGGGAGTAATAAAGATAATACGATCCTCGCCTGAGTGATCGGTCTTATGATCTTTAATAACCAACGCATTGCCTTTGATATCAGACCACTTAGCGTTTCTAATCTCACCCACACGCGCCCCAGTATAAATAAGCATCCATAGAAAGTTGCAACCTTGCTTGTATCTTGCTTTATTGCCTAAACGATCAAGCTGCTCAGTAATGGCAATCAGCTCCTCGTTGGTCAAATAGCGTTTGCGTTTAATCTCACGATTTTTACCAATGTTTAATGCCGGGTTGTTTTCTAGGTAGCTAAAGGTAATAGCCAAGTTAAACATAGCCTTGAGGATAGAAAGACATTTATTGGAGGTATAAGGAGATCTATCAGACACATCGAAGTGTAGCTGTGCTATGTCACCTCTGATGATGCTGTTTATCTCTCTATCGCCAAGAGCTAATCGGATGTCGTTGTCATAAAACTGTTTAATGCGTTTAACAGTCTTAGCACCACGCCTGTTTAAATCTTTTGTGTATAAATCAAATAATTCGTTAAGTGTCATACTAGGTGTCATACTTCCACCTCTATGTGCATTTGGTCAACATACTCTTGACACTTTTCAAAGTTACCTTGTGCGTGTTCATTGATGGCTTTTCTAAGTAGGCCCAAATCAATGTTGCCATAGATTATTTCTGTCAACCAACCTGTAGAACCATGATAATCATACTCATCAAAAAAGTTATCTACAGCCTCAAATGTAATACCTTTAAACATTGTCTATTTCCATGTTTTGTAAAATGTGTGCAATAACTTCTATAGTCCAACCATTGCCAAGCATTTTATAACGCTGAGTGTTGCTGACATAATTGGTGTAATTATCAGGAACAGTTTGCAATCTCTCGCACTCTAAGGGTGTTAGCTTTCGCCAATAGACTTCATCTTTGGTTAAAACATTATCTTTTTGAACTGTAGTAATAGTATTGGTCTTTTCGTCTTTGCGTAATTCTAACTTTTGACTTATTGAACCATCCTCGTTATATCTGCCACGATAGGCCCCTGAGACAACTTTCGGTTCTGTATTACCACCACCACAAGTAGTAACAGTTGGAGACTTACCATCAGGCGAATAGACACGCTTTAATATATCGTGTCCATTGACATCAACTGCTGTGCCTATGTGTTGAGGTTTATCGCTTTTCATTACTTTGGGACTGTCTGATCTTGCTAGTAATGTAGGTGATTTGCCTTCTTTGGAATAAACCCTTCTTTGCCTTTCATTATCTTTTAATACATCTTTTGGTATGTCATGTATTTTTTGAGGTTTATCGCTAGTTTCTACCAACATATTGCCATTCCCTGCTGTACCACCACTTTGTGCAGAAATAGATATACCTTTTCCATCTTTAGAATAAATACGATTGCCTTGACCACCATCTTTAATAGTGCCAACTCGCTGAGGCACTAAAGTCATACCATTATTACCTGCACCCTTATACATAGTTGCAGTCATGCAAAGCGATTTATCATCAAGCTGCTTAAGGTGTCTAGCATTACGCTCTGTTTGTTTTACAGGTTTGTGCTTGTCACCCACATAACCATTGGCATAACCATGAGTACCTGCACATATTGTTCCAGATTTTTTATCTGAGTTATGTATGGTGTTAGCTTGGCTTTTATAGTTAGGGTTAAGTTGATTACCACCTTTGTAGTTCTTTTGCATATTGTCACCAACATAATGTTCTGAACCAACTTGGTCTTCTAATATGTCGCGCAACACTATGCCTCGCTCTTCAGGTTGCTCAATCCCGGGAATGTTAGTCCAATAGTAACGCTGTCTTGACTGTGCGCTAACCAAAGAGCTGTTAATAAAGATAGGTTCAACTCCCATGTACTCAGAAATAATATCTAAGTATTCTTTTTTCATTCTTACATTTTCTAATAAAAAATATTTCGGCTGTAAGTATGAGATAGCTTTGTGAAACTCAAAGAACAATGCAGACCTTGGATCATCAAATGCCAACTGTTTACCTGCAAAGCTAAATCCTTGACAAGGTGAACCACCCATAACCAAATCAATCTTCGGCAAGGTAGATAAATCTAACTTGGTAATATCACCGACTTGAATAATGTCAGGATAGTTAGCTTGGCTAACTTGGATGGCATACTTATCAATCTCACTTGCGTAATAGTTATCTACTTTGATTCCTAAACGATCCAAAGCAATCATTCCACAAGACATTCCGTCAAATAAACTTAATACATTCATAATATCTCCCTATAGTGTATTAGTGTAGTTTAAGGGGTTTTGTTTTTTATTGCAAATCTTTCAGTATGTCTTTGATGTTCTTGACAGCATCGTTGTTTTTCATGTGTTCATCAGCGATGGTTAGTTGGCCCTTATCTATAGGTTTAGAAAACACCACATTTCTGTGGGTTATAGAAACAAAAGCAAACACATCTATCTCATTATCTTTGTATTTTCTGTGTGCAACTCTTTGACCTTTACGCATATCAAAACGCCAATTCTCTCTGTGTTCTTCTATTTTAGATTGAGTTTTTACCTGGCACTTATACAGCTTTAGGTTGTGTTCAAAGATGATGTCTGCGGATGCGTTGTGTGGAACGATGGTTACTGTGTCAGAAACTTGAGAGAGGATTGCTGCTGTGAGATATTCACCAAAACGACCAACTCGTTCTGTTGCAAGGGGCATGGGTTAGTTCTTTTTATTGTCTCTTAAACTGTCCAATAATTGTTGTGTTGAAAGTGATCCAAATTGACCTGATGAATATGGAATAGATTGTTGTGCTCCACGACTAGCAATATCAATACCTTCTCTTAGTAAAATGTTGGTAGCTGGATTTTGTAAAGCTCCTAAATATGTAGCCATACCCATTCCAACAGGAGTCAATGTGCCTGTTCCTGCCCCAATTCCTGCGCCACCACTTAAAAGTCCATAACCTAAAATGCTTCTTGGAAAAGTCCCACTTTCTGGTAATGTTCTTCCTAAAACTTCTTGACCTAATTCAGCATATTCTTGTAATGGTGCTTCGCCTTTTTTAAACTGTACTTTAGATCTTGTTTTGTCAGCCTGTTTAATAGCTGCTCTAAGTTGAGCAGGTGTATATAACTCATCAGCAGATTTAATAACTGCTTCTCCTAAAGTTTGTACTTGTTGATAAGCAGTATCTACTTGTTTAAGTTTGCCAATATTTATAGTGTTGCCTTCAACAACATCTCTTATTTGTTTTAAAACTTCGGCTTCGTCTAATATATCTACATTATCTGATTTTGATTTTGCAGTAATATCTCTTTTTATTTTTTGTAATAATTTTTGAACATCATTACCTTTAAGGTTTGTTCTATTTTGATAAGGGTTGATATATCTATTAATTAATCCTGATCTTTGTTGTTTGCTTAAAGGAGAACTATTAATAATATTTAAAGAGTCTCCTCTTACATTTTTTATATTAGAAATTTTTAAATCTTTTACAATATCATCATATTTATTACCAAGTTGCTCTTGCACATTTTTGTACAATTTACTAACTGGTAATTTCTTATCTACTTTAATCCCTGGTACACCTTGAACTGCTTTTTCAAAACCTCTTACATTAAATGCTTCTTGACCTTTTCTTAAGGCTTTACTTACTCCTGAACCCGGAACACTTGATAATGCTTCTTCACTAATTCTTAAAGCACCCCCAACAAGACTGCTTTTATCGCCACCCATAGCTTGACCTGGCGTTAATGGCACTCCTTCCTTCAAAAGTTTTCTTGCCTCTGGAGTTACTTTTGGTAAAAATGCTTGACCAATAGATGATCCAGCTAAACCTAAAGTACCACTAACAGCTCCGCCAACACCTCTTTGCATAAGACCTTCTTGAGTTCTTATATCTCCTTCTCCAGTTCCTACACCATACAAACCTGATTGTATTGCTGCGGTAGTTTTGGGAGCTTTTTTAATTGCTTGTGCAAGTGCTGTTCTACCTAATCCAGCAACGCCAGTTAATAGACCACCAGCTAATTCAGACCCATAAGCTGCAACTGGTTGTTCTTCTTTAAATTGTTCAATTTCAGATCTAACCTCTTTAATGACTTCATCATATTCTTTGCCACTCAAAATAGACCTTACATATGCTTCAGCTTCATCGCCAAAACCTAAACCAAATCCTTGACCAAGTATTGCTCTAGCGTAATCTTTCACTCCGCCAGTTTTGCTTTTTTTGATTTTACTTATACCGGGTTTGTAACTCATTAGTTGTCTGTAATATCGTCTTTTCTAAATACTTCTAATTTACCATTGTAAATAATAATATCGCCATCTTTTAAAGAGCCTTTTTTATAAGCACTTTCTACATCTTGTTCTTCAGCAAAGTTTTGATAAATAGTTGGCAACTCACCTTTTTGTTCAAGTTCAAGTAAATAATCATCAAAACCAAAAACACTATTATTTTTTTGTATATATTTTTCTTTTAATGATTTTAGTTTTTTATCTCGTTCTGCGGTTTGCAACCAAGTACCCATAAGTATTAAGTTACCATCTGTGGTTTTACCAAAACTAGGGGCAGCTGCTTCAAATGTTACTATTTCAAAATCAGATGTTGATCCTGATCCCTTTTCTCTCATTCTTGGTACTAGAAATTTAAATGTAGAGTTAACAAATTCTTCCTCGCTTAAATTTTGAATGGGAAACCCAAAAGAATCAAATATTTGCTTGTATGGTAAAAAGAATTCTTGCAACTTACCAGTTTCAACATCACCACTCAATAAAAGCGTTTTTGCAGTTGATACTTTATCTACTAATGGTTGTTGTGATGCTATTAAAGCTGAATCATCTTCGAGTTGTTTTAAACTATAATCAACAACCTTTTGACTATTTCCCAGATTAATTGTTGTGCCACCTTTTGCAATTTCTAGGGCTTCTTTATAAGTTATCTTTGGATCTTTACTCATAATCCATTGAACATTCTGCATTAAACTAGTTCCTTTTTCAGGAGCTTTTAACTTTTCTCTTTCAGCAGCACGACCAACAATGTCACGACCTGCAAAAGCATCAGATAACCTTGCAGATAACTCACGCATACCAGCAGTTTTAGCCATTTCTTTTTGTTGGTTATAGATTTGCAGTTCTTGTGGAGACAATGATTGTAATTGATCTTGGCTTAGAATATCTGCACCACCAAGTCGAGAAACATAGTTTCCACCCATTGATTGTAATTTTCCTAAACTCATATTTTTTCCTATCCCCCCAAACCAAATAATCCAGAAAGGATATCACCCACGCCAGTTTTTGTTTTTGCTCTTGAACCAACCAACTGAGGCATACCAGACAGGCCAGAAAGTAAAGTACTAAGCTGTTCTTGACCATAACCAGAAGCTCGTAAGAATTCGTTGTAGGCTTGGTCTTGCGCTCTTTGTTGTAGTTGCTGTTGTTGTTGTCCAACGCCACCTAATAAACCTAAAGCTCGGTATTGATCTTCTAATTGACCACCAAGCAATCCAGCTTGTTGTTGTCTTGCCCGGAGTTCTAATTCTGGTTGCATCATAGCTGTACGACCTGCTATGTCTAATTCTGCCATACCAGTTTGTTGTGCTAAACGCGCTTGTTCTAATGCACGAGCTTGTGCTTGTTCTGCACCTAATAATCCAGCTTGTTGCTGTAATTGGGCTTGTTGTATTGCTCTTTGTGCTGCAATATCTTGACCTGCAAGACCTGCTTGTTGAGCTAAATCTGCTTGTCTTAAAGCTCTTTCTCTTTCAGCACCAAAACCAGTTAATCCTGCTTGTTGTTCTAACTGTGCTTGTTGCAAGGCTCTTTGTTGTTCTTGTTCAGCTCCAAAGACACCTAATTGTTGTTGTCTAGCTAAATCAGCTTGAGCTGCTTGTTGTGCTTGTTGGAAACCAGACTGTCTTAAACTTGCTGCTGTTCTTGCTGCTTGTTCAGCAAAAGGTCTAGTTGCTTCTGATTCAATTAATGCAGAACGAGAGCCACCAAATGCACCCGCACCAATTGCTCTAGATTGTGCTTGACCTCTAGCAATATCAGATTGTCTCTGAATATCTTGTAAAGCCAAATCAATGACTTGTTGTTGGTATGGTGATTGGTAAGCACCAATATCAGTATCCAATAAACCTCTAAATTGTGGAGCTTGAACTGTGCCTATTTGTGCAGCAGTTGGCCCTTGCAATTGTTGTATGGTTGCCCCGCCAAATGTTGGTATCGCTTGTATACTCGCTGCCTGTGGTGCAGCTACTTGACCGATTTGTGCAGTTCTGCCTGTTACCGGGCTAATAGTTGGCGTGGGCGCGGTTGCCAATGCTTGTAAACCAGCGCGTGGATCATACTGTTGAGAAGCACCAACCATACCCCGGGTTGCTTCAAATTGTCTTAATTGATCTGGATTAAATCCTGCAACTTGTGCGCCTGTGTATGGAATAAATGGTTGCTGTGAGACACCTTTACCAAGGTTGTAAGCCTCTTCGTACATTTGTTTTTGCCATGCTGGCAATTCTGCTTTTGTTGAAGTTGATCCTTTACTCATAATTCTTTGCTAATTAAATGTTCTGATTTAAAGCCTAAATGACTTATTTTTTTTAACCATCCTTTTCTGCCACCGCCATATAATCTTTTACAACCAGCAGCTTTTGCAAATGCCTCTAAGGATGGCAACATATCCTCTAACTCCTTGTAATCACCACCACAAAATAGCAAGTTCATTGCTGTATTTTGAGGGAATACTACAAATTCAGTTATCATAGCCGACTTCTTAGCTGGCCATAAATGGAATATTCCATGTCTTATTTTATCCTCTATATCGTCTATTGTATAGGAATCTTGATGTTTGATAGCTTTTGCTATATATGGCTTACAGCGTTGCCACTGTACTTCCCACTCTTCGGGTTCTTTTTTAATTGGCGTGACTTTATTAATCGCCTTTTCCATACTCAACGATACTCATGTGTATATCTAAATTACCAGCATGATTGGCTTGTACTTTAATTATTTCACCTTGATGAATAATAATGGGTCTTTCTAATAGCTCTGTAGTGCTGTTAGCAGTAATAACCTTGCCACTAAATAAATTAAAAGTATCTGTATCATGCGTATTAGTTACATCTATTTGGGTTTGTTGACCTTGATGCTCACATACTAAAAATGATTGAATAATAGAAAAAGTAAAATCATCACCAGAAGGTGATGTATAAACAGTGTAATCAGTGTTAGCCAAAGTAATGTTCATATGAACATTCTCCGCTCTTTGTATGTACTGTCTTTGTGAGGATAAATCCATTATCTTTTACCTCTTGGTCTTACATCCAAGCGTATATTACCTACTTGGAAATCTTGTGTGGTACTACCTGTGACTGTCATTTGTACTTGTCTTGCAGTAAACCTAGCATCAGTATAACCATCATTTTCAAAAGTAAATGATCCAAAGTCCGTAACTGGGCCTAATGGAGTAAATCGACCTTTGAAACTGAGGGTAACACCAGGTAAAGAGTTAGCCTCTTCGTCTGGTAATATTTGATTGCATTGCACATAGTTATCACCATTGCCTATTTGTATAGGCCCTGTCTCACAAAATGGTACTTGTGAGTTTAGATTAGGTGAATTATTTAATGTGGTTGATTCATGTTCATAAACAAAGCCTAAACTGTCACCAGCAATAGGGTAAGTAAATGCACCTTGGTCAATCCAAAAACCTCTGTCCATAGAACCAATAGACCAAACATTAGAGTTGTAGTTCCAAATAACATATTTGTTAGAAGTGTATTGTGAATCACCGCTTGGGAATCCCCACCATATTTCATTAAAGTTAGAGTTATGTCCGCCCCAACACGCGCCCCTGCCCGGTACATTAATTTGGTCAAAAACATAATCATGCACTTCGCAAGGTAATTCTCTAACACTACCATCATAAATATAAAAAGCGTTTTCACCCATCCATGCAAGGAAGTTACCAGTAGATACAACTGTTCTTGGACTGATTGATTTACAGTTTGTTCCTGCATCGGCTATACCATAAACAAAAGGTGATCCAGCATAAAACATTCTGTTAATACCAGTATCACTAAAAATAATCACATCAGATCTATATTTAACACCAAACAAAGCTCTTCCGCCTGTAGGTATTTGCAAGTCTCCTGCTGTGTTTGTGGCTTTCGATGTCCAGTTGTTGCGATCTTCCCTATTTGACCAAGCAACATTCCTAGGGTCATCTGACGAGCCTATAGCCACT